ATTATCACCTTCCCAATGCATGTCTTTTATATTATGGGATACATTCTGTAAATTTACCACCGATGATTCTGGATGATCTAGTTCACCCATAGCCCTACGTTGACTAATAAATTCCTTATGATACTTTTTAGCCTCACGAGTTAATATTTCTCTTGGATATACCCTACCGTTTTGATTCTTAGCTTCAGCACGTTGTAATACACCCTTAACAATTAATTTACCATTGTTTTCACTCATGGATTCATTAATATGTTCTGGTTTAATTTCAAATGGTAAATAATCTACTATTAGTTGTTTCATTTATCTTTTCCCATCATTATTTCTGTTTTTAGACTTTCCAACATTTCAATCCATTGGGTTAGTCTTGTAATCATATAATTCTTGTCTACTTCCTTACTCTGTATCTCTGTTTGCCATCTTTTTAACAAAGTAGATATACTGAACAAGGTATCCATATAGGATTTCTTCTTCTCTTCAAAAGGCATAATGTTTCTCGGTTACTGTAATTTTCCAACTTTATTAGCTAATTTAACTAACCTTTCACTTATTTTATGTAACGCCTTGTGTGTATTTTTCCAATATGAACCTGAATTCACATTCATTTCTTTCTTTAATCTAACATTCATATCAATTAGTTTACTTAATTCACTTAAAGAATTTTTAACCTCTCTCATTGAATGACCAATTTTTTGTTTTGGAGTCATCGACTCATCATTTCTGTAATCGTGGTATTTTCCCTCATTTAAACCTGGATTTTTTTGTTTTTGATTATTCCATCCGTTTAAAAACTCATAAAATTTGTTAACATACTTTTTAAATGCGGTATATATTATTTTTTGATCTGTTCTATCTCCATCAATATCTACTGCAGATTTAGTTAAAATTACCACTTCTCTATTAAACTGTTCATATGCTTTATAAAATCTATTCCACGCTTTGTTGTATTTTTTCTTTTGACCTTCATTTACGGATTCTTTTACACCTGTACCACCCATTTGTTTATAAACCTTTATTAGATTCTTTAGGTGTTCTTCATCTCTTGCATTAGTGACGCTACCTTGTTTCTTAATCTTCTTTTGAAACATCAGTATAGCATCTTTAATCTTTTTCAATTCTACTTTAGCTAAAGTTCGTTTATAAGCCATACCAACATTGTCTCTTTCATTTACGGATTCATTAGCCGTAAGAAATGAAATGTATTGGGCTAATTGTGCTGGTGTTGCTCCAGACCTATCACCTTTGGCTTTCTTATAGTGTTTATCCACCCACGGTTTTACTTCTTTTGGATTATTACCATACTTTATTAAAAATTTTACAATCTTTGCTTTTTCTGCGGAGTTTTCATTTACTTTTTTATATCCTGTGGAGTTTGTGGAGATTTCTTCCTCTTTATCCTTGTCTTTTTTCTTTTTTCCTCTAAAAGCATAAGGTGTTTTCGGTGGGCCTTCTCCACCATCAAGTGCACCAGTAACAGAAGCTTCCTCTAACTCATCTTCTATGACCTCTGTAATGTATTCTTTAATCTTACTAAGATTTATGGACATTTTTAATCTCCTTAATCAGTTCATAGTATCGCATAAGGGTTAAAACCTGTTTTTCATTGACTATCTTACCTTTGGTCAGGTTTTCTATCTGATTTACTGCTTCATTTAGTTTAATCTTTGTTATTTTATCACTAACCTTTGGTAAATGAACTTTTAATTGTTTTTTTATACCAATAGCCTCGGTATCAACGAATTCACGCAGTGAATTTGTATTACTTACATTGTTAATGTAATGTTTTAACAATTTTCTCTGTGATTCGTCTAATTTTTTGTATTTTGTGTTAAATTTATCAACAAGAATCTCATAAGCAAGCAATCTCAGGTCTTTATCTGATTTACTGTACTCATTTAGTACTTTTTCTTGTATTTTTTTATTACTTGACTTTCCATTAGTGATATGTTCTAATATAGTGAACTTAGAATTAACAACATGGTCTGGTTTAAATTGTTCTTGTGATGATTCTGATTGAAACACGTTATAGATAGAAGCTAACATTCTATAATTTGGTATTCTACCATTAAAAAAATCATTTACATTGTAAGTTTCTTTAATTTCTTTAATTAAATTAAATTTTTCACGTTTTAGCGATGAGTTACTTAACTTTCTTCTTGATTTTATCACAGCATCTAGTAAATAATCAGCTCTATTTTCAGATTGATAATGTTTTTCTGAAAGAAGTTGATATAGTTCAAGTTCTTTACCTAATTCGGTAGTTTCGTTAAAATATTTTTTTACTATTGAAACTGTTTTCGTGCTTTTTCCAGCCAAAACATCAGCTGTGATCTGTCTTGTTAATAATTCAAAAAGAATACCTGTATTCTTTATCTTAGAATGCTTTAATTTTCGAGCCATTATAGAGTACTCCAGTATTTATATATATTTTTACTCTTAAATAAATATAAAGTTATATAATAATTATTCATTTGAACTGCCTTTAGCCAAAGAAGTTACTTCATCGGCGTAATCTTTTTCAACTTCTGACATTTCTGTTATAATTTTTTTATCTTTTATACCAAAATTCATTGATTTTTTTAGTGAATCATAGTGTGCTAATGCTAAATTCTTACCGTATTTTGGTGAACTACTTCCACCTTTCTTTTTATCATGTGCTCCCAACGGATCACGACCTCGAGCACTACCATCTTTACCATACTTAGCCATTTCCTCTGGCCTTCCAGCATTATTGTCTTTATCAAATATAGAACCAGCTACACTTTCAGGTGGTGCTTCACCCTCTTCTCCAGGTGCTGCTGTCGCCATGTCACTTGGTGTACCAACGGATTCACCACTCTTAACAGGATCATTACCTTCTGTTTCAATTTGTGACCTACGAAACTTCTGTTTATAGTCATTTGCTATCTGTTGATTTTCGTTTGCAATTTCCTCATCAGAAAATTTAAATATATTTTTATATATCCATTCCGTTGACACTATACCATCTTGTAACATTGACGCTGCTAGGGAAGTTTTATTATTCCAAAGTTCAATTTTTTCTGTCTCATATATTGTAGATGGATTTGTAAGACTTAATTCAAAATTAACCAAGTCAGCATCCTGATATCCTTGTGAGTACAAGTGTACGATAGCTATCTTAGTTAATTCCGATAGTGTTATTCTCTGTATTCTTTCAATCGTTCTTGCAAACCTAACATCCTCAGCAGCTAGGGTTGCTTTTGAACCAATACCCTCTTCGTAACCAAGAAAAGCTTTTGGTATTCTCAAAGAAGCTAATAATTTATTTTTAAGATATTCAATGTCCTCTGTGGCTTCATATGTTAAGCCTGGGAGTGAATCAATACCTGTACCACTATCACCACCCCTGACTGGTAGGAAAAAATCCTCTGTTATGTTCTGCATATTGTATTTTAGATTATAATCACCAGTAGCTTCATCTACTACTGGAGCTTTCTTCATCTTATTGATTACTTGTTGCATGTAGTTATCAACTTCAGCTGGTGGTATGTTACCAATATCTAATTTAAATATTCTTTTTTCTGGTGCTCTCATGATTCTATGAATCAACATAGCATCCTCCATAAGAGTTAATTGTTTAAAAATCTTACGAGCACCTTCAACTTGTGATTTTCCATATGGTAGATAGTTGGAATCTGATAATAGTCTGAAATGTGCAACTTCATAGTTTTCTAATTCCTCTTTTGAAGAAGATTGATCACTTTTATACCTTGCTTGTTCTCCAGTAGTTGTGTGTTCTAATAAATATTTTACATACTCTGGATTCTCAGGGTCTAAACCCTCTATCCTAGAAATATCATAAACTGGTAATGGAATTACATTGGTGATACCATACTTGTCATTTATTTCTAATTTTAAAAAGAAATCACCATATTTACACATATTCCTTACCCAAGGCCATAGATTAAATTCTATATTTATAATATCATAAAATAAATTGTGTAGAATATCCTTTACTTGATTGTTATCAGTTTTTATTTCTAAAACTTCACCATATTCTGATTTCATCGTTGATTCATCTGCGTATATATCAAGTGCACTTGATATTATAGCATCACTATCCATTGTCTCGTAGTCTTTAAATAAATTTAACCTCATAGATTTTGCAAGTAATGCATCGGAATAACCACTCATTCCAACTCCAGTAAATATTTTTTGATATCTATCCACTAGATTGTTTTTTGCAATAGATTGTATACGACTTGTATCGGCTACTTTTAATTTTTTACCTCCGACATTTCTTACAATTACATTTGTAGAAAAAAGTCTTAATAATCTTGATTTTAAACTTGTATCAGCCATTTTGTCCTCTTGTTATTAAATTAACCATTCCAATGATTCCTTTTCTTTTCCTATTTCCCAAGTCCATTCACCATTTTGATTGTTTTTTGGTATATAAACACCTTGATTTGAAGTTATACCACCCATAGCCTTTTTTTGTAATTCTATACCCTCAGCTCTCAACCGTAAAGCAGTCTCTCGTATCCATAATCCCATAGCGTAAGCCATTACCAAGTCATCATTATACCCTCTCATTGCTTCTGCTCTGTTATTGTTATATATAAATACAAAAAGTTCATCAATTAACCTATTTGAACGAACCATCACGGATTTTTCTCTAAAAAATTCTTCTAATTTAGCTACAATTAATGGTCTTGTTTTTTGTGTTACAGTAAATCCAGGTACTAATTGTTTTTCAGTTCTATTAATTTTATTATTTATGTGTTTTTGAGTATCAACTATTTGTAAATCCTTACTCATGTAAAATAAATTTTCATAATTCCTATCAATGACTTGCTGTATAGCAGCCCAACCAATATTGTTGTTCTCTATAACTAGTAAGGCATTGTTGTATTCGATAGAAATATTTACCAGTAGATTACCGTAATCCCTAGTAGAAACTCTACCCTTATACTCAGCTACTTGTTCTAAACTTTCAACATCCATAATGTGAAATGCAGAATAGTCTGTCGAATCACCACGAGCTACGTCAGCACATACTATATAATCTTTTGTGTAGTTTGGTGGTTGCCAAATCCAAACATTACTGTCTACTCCTCGTTTTTCAATTGGTTCTTGAACTTGTGTAGTTCTATATTCTTCTAAAATTACACCATCAACTACAGATTGACCAGAGGTAATAAAGTCACAATCACATTCTTGAGCAGCTAACGAAGGACCTAAAAGGGTATCTTGTTCATCTCTCCAATCTTGTTCTCTATCTGGATGTACTGTCCAATGTAATTTAATAAAATTAAAATCATTTAAACCATCTTCTGCATCCATCCAAGTTCTATGAAACCAATTACCAACACCATTAGGTGTGGAAAGAGCTATACATT